GACTCGACGGTGTCGACGCCAAGGACCTTCCCGCGCAGCGGCTTGCGCTCCGTCTCGTACACCGCCGTGCAATGTTCGACCCGCGAGCCGTCCGCCAGCCGCGGGGGCTCCGCGTGGTAGTCGGCTGCCTCGTCGACCGCGGCGAACGCCCCGGCGTTGTCCAGGAGATCGATGGCGTACCGGACGTTGTTGAACTCCGTGTGACGCGCCTCCGCCCGCAGTACGGTCAGTGCATCGATCATGTCTCGTGTGACCCTCATGGTCAGTGCCTCGCGTTCTCGTAGGACGGGTGGTGGTGGTGCGGAACGTACTGGCCGGACTCCGAGTCCCGCACCCTCTCGGCGCGGTCGACGTCCTCCTGTGACAGCGAGCGCCGCGACCGGAGTGCCGCGGCACCCATGGACTGCATCTCGAACTGTTCCCAGGTCACGGCTGCTCCCCCTTGGCGGTGATGTAGTAGTTCGGGGTCAGGGGGTCGACCAACGCCTGCATGGTCCGACCGTGCTGACGATAGGCGGCTGACGCCACCACGGTGTCCGATGCACCCGACGGGCCCGACACCTCGTACACATAGGTCCGGCCCGACTGGGCTTCGGCTTCGACTCGGTAGATCATGACCGCTCCTCCTTCTGGACGACAGCGCACGCGCAGGGGGATCCGGATCCGGGGCACTCGACCCGCTCCGTCTCTGCCAGGTAGTAGAACGACGGGCCCGAACGAACCTGGGTGGCCGAGACGACCCGGTAGACGTTGTTCGGGTGGAATCCCTTGATCAGACTGTGGACGTACACGGTCACTCTCCGCTCATGATGCAGGCATCGGACACGCAGCCCGCGTCGGTGGCCGGAACGCAGACGCAGTCACCGGACTCACAGGCCGGACAGTCGAACAGCTGGCCCGGGTGGTGCGGGTAGTCGACGTGATTCATGACGCTCTCCTTGGCGGTGACGGGGCTCAGAAGGTCAAGCCGTGACGCGTTGTCCACTTGGACCGGTCGGCGTTGCTGACGTCCATGCAGACGATGTACGTGGACCGTCGCGCGCTGTTCATCCACAGGGTGAACATGAACCGCTTGTCAGCGATGTCGCGGAACCAGGTGGTGGACGATCCCGCGCCCGACCCCCACCCCTCGGACGGGAAGTTGTGACCGGTCCAGCCGTAGCGTTCACTCATGATGATCTCCTTGATTGGTGACGGGGCTCAGACTCGCGACGTACGGACACCGACCGGGGGGCTCCACGCCTCCTCGTGCCACCCCTTCTCGGCGCTGTGGGACTTGCGGGTGAAGTGCAGGGCGTACGAGTAGCTCCACGCCCCGCGGTCGTCGAGGTCGGACGCGTATGGCTCGTACGACTCGGACGCGTAGAACGTGCCGCCGACGCCTTCCTCGTACCCGCCCTCCAGCCACCCCAGTGCGTCGCTGACCTCTTCGGCCAGACGCTCGTCATCCTCCTCGGGGCAGTCGACCACGGGGCTGACGTCGTTGCGGTTGTCGTACAGCTCGCACGCCGACCGCCGGTGGTCGACCCACCCGTGCTCCTCGACGTCACCCTCCAGGCTGACGCGTGTGCAGGTCAGGTGGCCGAAGATGTGTCCGACGCTCATGATGATCTCCCTCTCTCTAGGTGATACCTAAGCATACCACCGACGGGTTGTACGTCAAGCCTTGCGATAAGCAACAACATGTAACATGGACCCCGACCCAAATGGACGAAACCCACCCGCCCCCGACCCCCCGCCAACCCCGTCACCAGGGAAGACGAGGGACCAGACGCCCCGATCTTGACTGCCGACACCCCCCTTATGGAGTGACGGTCTAACTTAACTAGCACTGCTAACCGGCAGAGTGGACCTTGATCAACTGAGGGTGTCGATCACATACTCGACCAGTCCGACGACCGCTGACGCCATGAAGAACAGACCAAGGGCCAGGCCGACAGTGAAGACCATCCAGTCGAACCAGAACCGGGCTAGGGCCGTGACCTCCTTGGGCGTCACCTCTTGCCCGCGGCACCGGCACGCCAGGTGGGCGGCTGCTCGGAGGACGAGGTCTTGATCGGGACGGACGGGGTGAGGATTCGGGTGTCGTCCCAGCGGGACAGTCGGCGACGGGCGGCGGTGACGGTGTGTGATGACATGACGCTCCTGTCAGAACCAGGTGATGATGCGGGTGACGCCGTACTCTGCGGTGCCCAGCGTCCAGATGACGGACACCACGAACACGTTACGGACAGTGACATAAGCCAGACGACTGAACACGTTCAACTCCTACTCGGTAGATCCAAGACCGGCCAGGGGTGGGGACCCTGGACGATCCAAGATCGGCCGACAGGATCAGCCAGCGAACTGCCAGCCACCGACCCGGGCCTGAAACTCCGCGGCCAGGTAGCTCAGACGGTTGTCCTTGAGCTCCGCCCGGATCTTGGCGACGACCCGGCGGTTGTGCAGGACCGACTCGCTGACCTGGCCGGACGGGGCGTTGCGCTTCACCAGGGACACCCGGCGGACCGACTCGGGGTACCACACGTCCAGGCAGGGGCGGCAGATCGACTCGTCCATGGTGCTGAGACCGAACTCGCTGTGGACGGTGAACAGGCCCGGGTCGGGGCAGAAGGTGCAGGCACCCTTGTCCATGCGAACGGCGTGAGTGACAGTAGCGTTGATCATGATGACTCCTTCGATGTAACTCACCGTGATGGTGAGCCCGTGGCAATGATCACCGGAGTGATCACCACCATGGGCCAGCCAACAGGATCAGCCGTGGTAGTAGCAGTCCGGGTCAGTCGCCGGGTTGGTGTCGCATGTGGCAGGCCGCTTGTCGCAGCGCACCGGGGGGAGGTAGGTGTCGATGGAGTCGGTGGTCAGGAAGATCGCCCCCGTGCCATCGTGGCGCCTGCACTGGTAGGTGTTGTTGCCGAACTCGTCACTGCCGTACCAGCTCCACACGATGTACCCCTCGTCGCCCAGGGTGAAGGTGCGGTCAATGTAGTACTCATCCATCTCTTCGTCGGTGTCCACGGTGAAGACAACCAGGGCTTCGATGTTCATGATCGGGGCTCCTTCTCTGGGGTGTTCTCTCTAGGTGATACCCTAAGTGTACACCCTACCCAGGGGGAGCGGGGTAAGAGATGGCAATGCATAGGTCAAGCAATGGCAAAGGCTAAGCTGCTCATGTGTGCATGGTGTGCGCTCATGTGTGCATGTGCCAATGCAAAGAGATCATTGCTCGTGCTATGTGATCGTGCGCTAATGCAAAGGCATGCGTGTGCATGCATGTATGTGCTAGTGCAAAGAAGTCATTGCTTCTGCAAAGCTTCCTAATGATCTTGGAAGCCCGGTCGACGGTCCAACATAGGCTGGATGGGTAAAAAAGTTGAGTAACACCTGTAGGTATCACCTCCCACTGAGAGAAGGGCACTGTCATGGCTGAAGAGGTCGAGAAGTACAACACCAAGTCGGGGAAGGAGCTGGCCCCGCGGTCGCCGGGGGTGCGCGGCGCTCTGGAGCGGTCGTGGGTGAAGCATCGCCTGATCAGGGATTTCGCCCTGGAGGAGAAGAAGAACTACGAGCTGGCCGAGATCTACGGGGTGTCGGTGACGGCGATCTCGATGTTCAAGAAGCGGCATTCGCATGAGATCGAGGAGATCCGGAACAATCTGGCGGACGAGTACGCCGGGGTGTGGGTGGCGAAGAAGCTGGAGCGCGTGCGGGCGTACCAGGAGGCCGCTGAGAAGATGGTCGACGGCAAGACGACGCGGTCGGCCGAGGTGCTGGTGCAGATCCTGAAGGCCGTGGCCGAGGAGCTGGGCGATCTGCCTGCGCGCACCCAGGTTCAGGTCAATACCGGGGATGTCACGTACGCGGTCGTCGGGATCAATCCCGACGACCTGAAGTGAGGAGGGGTCGTGGTTGATAGCTCGAGGGTGGTCCTGGACGCCAGGGCTCCGGGGTATGACGCGGGGAAGGTGCACCGCTACCAGCCTCACGGAACGTGTGTTGAGCTGTTCACGTCAAAGGCTCCCGAGATCCTGTTCGCGGGCCCCGCGGGTACCGGGAAGTCTCGGGCGTGCCTGGAGAAGGTGCACCTGATGGCGCTCCTGAATCCCGGGATGCGCGCCCTGATCTGCCGGAAGACGCTAGCGTCGCTAGGTTCGACAGCGCTGGTAACTTTCGAGGAGCACGTCGCGAAGGAGCATCTCGCCGCGGGTGAGCTGAAGTGGTTCGGCGGCTCCCCGAAGGAGGCGGCGTGCTACAAGTACCGCAATGGCAGCGTGATCGTGGTCGGCGGCATGGACAAGTCCATGAAGATCATGAGCTCGGAGTACGACCTGGTGTACGTCCAGGAGGCGACCGAGCTGACCGAGACCGACTGGGAGTCGATCACGACGCGTCTGCGTAACGGCAAGGTGTCGTTCCAGCAGCTCATGGCGGATGCCAACCCCGACGTCCCCACGCATTGGCTCAAGGTGCGGTGCGACACCGGCAAGACCCAGATGGTTGCCTCGAAGCACGAGGACAACCCCACGCTGTTCCATCCGAAGACGGGGAAGATCACCCCGGGTGGTGCGGCGTACATGTCTAAGCTGGACGCCCTGACCGGGGTCCGGTTCATGCGCCTGCGTAAGGGCGTATGGTGTGCGGCCGAGGGGCTCATCTACGAGGAGTTCGACCCGGCGGTCCACATCCACAAGAAGATCTTCCGGCCGCCGGTGTCGTGGACGCGGTACATCACCGTCGACTTCGGGTACACCAACCCGATGGTCGTGCAGTTCTGGGCGGAGGACGAGGACGGGCGGCTGTACCTGTACCGGGAGCTGTACCAGACGAAGATCACCGTCGACGAGATGGCCAAGAAGATCAAGGCTGCGATGAATCTCCGGTACGAACCCCGGCCCCGTCAGATCATCTGCGACCACGACGCCCAGGGGAGGGCTGTCCTGGAACGCGAGCTCGGCATGTCGACCACCGCGGCCAAGAAGACCGTCGCGGACGGCATCCAGGCGGTCAAGCGCCGCATGGCAATCAGCGAGGAGGACGGCAAGCCCCGGATCTTCTTCTGCGCCGAGGCGCTCATCGAGAAGGATCCCCTGCTCGCGGACGCCAAGAAGCCGACCTGTGCGCTGGAGGAGGTCGTCGGGTACATCTGGGACCGCGGTACGGCCAAGGCTCAGAACGACGGCAAGCCCCCGAAGGAAGAGCCGGTCAAGGAGAATGATCACGCGATGGACGCTTTGCGGTACATGATCGCCGAGCGTGACCTGCGCAACCGCCCCCGCGTCCGTTCCATCACGTACTGAGAGGACTGTCATGGCTAGGCTTGATGCCGACCTCGTGCCGCTGAACCGAGGACAGAGACTGATCGCCTGGTGGCGCCGGTCTGCAAATCGAAGGCGAAACGCTCGTCAGAGCATCGTAAAGGCCGCCCCGGCGGTCTGGTGGTTTGCTATTTCCGTTGCAGGCGCTATCCTGATCGCATTCGGGGCTTACCAGATCTATGCCCCGTCCGGTTACATCGTGGGCGGGCTCCTGGCCTGGCTCCTGGTCTGGTCGAACGAACAGGACAAGGGAAGGCAGGGCTCTTGAGTATCTTCGGCAACATCGCCAAGACCCTCGCCAAGACCCCGGTCCCGTACACCACTAAGGGCGCCAGCGAGTACCTCGGGGGCTTCCAGGTCCCCGGCGGGGGCCGCACCACCGAGGGCGACTATCGGCGCGGCCTGGAGCAGTATGCCGAGGTCGGGACGCTTTTCGGTATCGTGTCCCGCCTTGCGGAGACCACGGCCGAAGCCGAGTGGCACCTGTACCGCAAGAACTCCGACGGCCGTCGGGTGTACCGCGAGGTCGAGACCCGTACCCAGGTCACCCGGCACGCCGCAATCGACCTGCTGGCCAATCCCAATCCGTTCATGGATCAGATGGAGTTCATCGAGACGCTCGATCAGCACTTCGAGCTCACCGGTGAAGCGTGGTTCGTCTGCGTGTTCGACGAGCGGATCCCCGCCGCCGGTCCGATCGAGCTATGGCCGCTGCGTCCCGACCGGGTCCGGATCGTCACCGACTACGATGACTTCCTGACCGGGTACATCTACACCGCCCCCGGCGGCGAACGCATCCCCCTCGACAAGAACATCGTCGTCCAGGCGATGCGGCGCCCCAACCCGCTCGATCCGTACCGTGGTCTCAGCCCCGTGCAGGCCCTGCGCCTCAAGCTGGATGCCACCGCCCTGGCCTCGGAGTACAACCGGAACTTCTTCCGGAACTCCGCGGAGCCCGGCGGCATCATCGAGATTGAGGATCGTCTCGACGACGACGAGTTCCGCGAGCTTTCCGAGCGGTGGCGGGAGCAGCATCAGGGCGTGGCCAACGCCCACCGGGTGGCGATCCTGGAGCACGGCAAGTGGGTTGAGCGCCGGTACTCGATGCGCGACATGATGTTCCCGGAGCTGAACACCGCGAACAACGACGACATCCGCGAGGCGTTCGGGTACCCGAAGGGGATGACCGGCGCGACCGAGGATGTCAACAAGGCTGTGGCTGACGCCAACGAGCGGATGTTCGGGCGCTACCTGCTGCGTCCGCGGCTGAACCGTCTGCGGTCGGCGTTCAACAACTACCTCCTGCCCTTGTTCGGTGAGACTGCGCGGTCGCTGGAGTTCGACTACACCGACCCGGTGCCCGAGGACCGCGAGGCCGACAACCACGAGAGGCTTTCGAAGGCTCAGGCCGCGAAGCTCCTTCGAGAGGCCGGGTATGATTCATCCGACGTGCTCGAAGTAGTGGGTCTGCCCGAAATGAAGTGGGTCAAGCCCGAAGCTGCCCCGTCGTTTGGGCGAGAGTCCCAGGGTGACGGCTCGACCAATCCGAACCAGCCCCCGGACCCGACAAGGGAGGGAATGTCATGACCGTTCGCATGGGTGCCAGCGGCCTCCCGATTCTGGCCGCCGACGACCCGAAGAAGCCGTACGGCGATGTTGCGTACGCCGACCCCGGTTATCAGGAGGACGGTGTCAGTCGTTACCCCATCGACACCGAGGAGCACTGCCGGGCGGCCTGGTCGTACATCAACCAGGAGGACAACGCCGCAAGGTACACTCCGGATCAGCTCGCCAAGATCAAGGCGACGATCAGGGCCGCACTCAAGAAGTACGGCGTAGAGATCGCGGAGGACAGCATCGACCCCAAGACCCTCCGGATGTCCAGGCCGGTCGCCCAGCTGAAGCAGGGCCGCACCGACTGGTACCGGATCAGCAACAAGACCGGCCTTGCGCCCGAGGTGTACATCTACGACGAGATCGGGTACTGGGGTGTCACCGCGTCCGACTTCGGCCGCGACCTCCAGGCGCTCGACGCTGACGCGCTGACGATCCACATCAACTCGCCGGGCGGTGAGGTCTACGACGGCCTCGCCATCTACCAGTCGATCCGGTCGCACCGCGCCAGCGTTACGGTTATCGTGGACGGCCTCGCCGCCTCGGCGGCGTCGTTCATCGCCATGGCAGCCGACAAGCTGGTCATGGCCCCCAAGTCGTCCATGATGATTCACGATGGCTTCACAATGGCCGTCGGGAACGCCGCGGACCTCCGCAAGACTGCGGAACTGCTCGACAAGGCCAGTCAGAACATCGCTTCGATTTACGCAGACCGCTCGGGGCTCCCTACGGAGTTCTGGCGCGAGCGGATGCTCGAAGAGACCTGGTACTCCGCACAGGAGGCCGTTGACGCCGGTCTGGCCGACGAGGTCGAGGGTCAGGCGAAGTCGATCGATAACAGCTTCGACCTGTCGGTATTCGCCCACGCCGGGCGAGACAGGGCCCCGGCGCCCGTCATCAAGGCGGCGCCGGTCAAGGCAAAGGAAGAGCCGGTCATCGTACCGGCCGTAGAATCGAAGGTAGAGCCGGAGTTCACCTGGGACTTCGCAGCCTTCAAGAGCTCTCTTAAGGAGGGATTGACGCATGGCTAAGATCGCCATCCCCACCGGTCAGGCGGAGCTCGAAGAGCTGCTGTCCGACCAGTCCAAGGTTCAGAGTCTCATGTCCGAGGGCCAGTTCGGCGACGTCGTCAAGGCGTACGCCAAGAACGTCGCCGACAAGGACGCCGACGTCGCTTCCCAGGTCAAGGAAGAGACGCAGCGCGTCCTCGCCGAGTACCTGCGCGAGAGCGGCGACGAGAAGAACCTCGCCCGCATGCAGAAGGGTGGCTCCGAGGCGGTCATCAAGCGCGCCAAGGATGTCTCGGTCTTCAACCCGAAGGCCCTGGGCGCAAAGATCGAGGACGACTACGAGGGCGCGGCAGACTACTTCCGCACCATCTGGCACAAGAACGAAGGCCGCCCCGGCTTCACTGACAAGGTCGAGCGCCTGCGTAACGCGGCGGCGTCCACCGGTGAGCCCTCCGGCGGCGGGTTCCTCGTCCCCGAGTCCCTGCGCTCCGAGCTCCTGCGCGTCTCCCTGGAGACGGCCGTTGTCCGCCCCCGCGCCCGCGTCGTGCCGATGGAGACCTCCCGGGTTCTGTACCCGACGGTCGACTCGACCACGAACGTCGGTTCGGTTCACGGTGGCATCACCGCGTACTGGACCCCGGAGTCGGGCTCGATGCAGGACGTGGCGGCCGACTTCGGTCGGATCGCCCTGGAGGCCTGGAAGCTGACGGCGTTCTCCAACGTCCCGAACGAGCTCATCACCGACTCGGCCGTTTCGTTCGAGGCGTTCATGAACTCGGCGTTCCCCGAGGCGCTGTCCTTCTATGAGGACGACGCGTTCATCAACGGCACCGGTGCCGGTCAGCCCCTGGGCTTCCTGAACGCCGAGGCCGCGGTTTCCGTGTCGGCCGAAGGCGGCCAGGCTGCGGACACCATCCTCTGGGAGAACATCGTCAAGGCGTACTCCCGGATGCTTCCGGGCTCGCTGTCCCGCGCGGTGTGGATCGTCTCCCCGGACACCTTCCCCGAGCTGGCCACGATGGCGCTCTCGGTCGGTACCGGCGGTTCGGCGATCTGGCTGAACAACGGCACCCAGGGCCCCCCGATGACCATCCTCGGTCGTCCGGTGATCGTGTCCGAGAAGGTCAAGCCGCTGGGCGACGCGGGCGACATCAACTTCGTCGACCTGGGTTACTACCTGATCGGTGACCGTCAGGCGATGACGGCCGAGTCGTCCCCGCACTACCGGTTCCAGAACGGGGAGACGTCCTTCAAGATCGTCACCCGTGTCGACGGCCGCCCGTGGCTGAAGTCGGCAATCACCCCGCGCAACGGTGGGCCGACCCTCAGCCCGTTCGTCAAGATCGCCGCGCGGTAATAGTTCCACCTCCACCCCCGGCCGGGCAATCAACCCCCCGGCCGGGGCCGTCCAGCAGGGCATTGAAACCCCCTGTGGAAAGGAAACAACATGGCTATCTCCGCTGGCCTTGGTCGCGTCTTCAACGTGATCCACCAGGCTTCCGGCGTCAACGTCCCGCTCACGCAGGGGACCGCGGTTTCGTTCGTCAGCTTCCTCGATGCCGGTACCCAGGCTCTCGCCATCACCCAGACCGACTCGAAGGGCGTGCTCTCCGAGATCGACTTGAACGGCGACTTCTACGCCTACAAGGGTCCGGGCGTCGGCGGTACCTGGTCGGTTCTCACGGACACCACGACCGACAACGACGTTGTGAACGCCGACGCGACGAACGACTGCGTGGTCATCACGGTCAAGGCTGACCTGCTGACCAACGGCTACGACCGGGTGAAGTGCACCGCCGCAACCGGCACGTGCATCGCCATCATCCACGACCTGCTGACTCAGCGGAAGCCGAGCAACCTTCGGTCTTCCCTGACGGCCTGATAGGGGATAGATCATGTCTGTTCTCGTTCAGGGCGACCAGCTCCGCACGATCAACTTCGGCAACAAGGTCACCGGTGGGGCCAAGACCCTTCCGGCGACCACGACCGGTGCAATCTTCACGGTCGCTGGCGGCCGGGTCCTCGTGACCTCGATCACCGGTGTCGTGACAACCGCAATCCAGGCGCAGGCCAACGCGGTCAAGCTGGTCGCCACGCCCACCGTCGGGACGGTCAACGACCTCTCCACCACGGTGGACGTCAACGCCCTGGCTCTTGGTGGACTCCTCTCCCCCACGGGTCTCGCTGGCGACGCCCTCGTCAAGTCGACGGGTGGCGGCATCTCCGGGCTTCGCAACCCGATCGTCGTGGCCGCTGGCTCCATCGGCGTCAACACCGCTGCGACCAACACCGGTGCCGTGACGTGGACCGTCACGTACGTTCCGCTCGACAACGGCGCTACCGTCGTCGCTGTCTGATTAGGCTCCATCAAGAGGCCGTCGCTCCTACTGGGCGGCGGCCTCTTCTCGCGCAAGAAGGGAGGGGCCGTGGCGGGAGCCATTGTCTCATCGGCGATCAAGGTCAGGCCGACCATCACAAAGTACGAGGTGACATGGGTTTCCGACGCGTCGGGCGATGTGTCGGGAAGCACCTTCGTCATGCAGTCCGGGACAATCATTCAGGTGGAGTTCATCCCTGGGCCCGGCGCCCTCGCCCCGAATGATCTGTACGACGTCGACGTCCAGGACGAGCACGGGGTGTCGATCCTCGACGATGGCGCGGGCACGACGGTCGGTTCGAACCTGTCGTCGACCGCGGCCAGCCACAAGGTACCGATGGTCGGGCTTCCCGGGGTGTCGGTCGTCCGTCGCTGGCATCAGGGCGGCCCTACTGAAATGCAGGTGTCGGGCGCCGGGGATACCAACGCCGGAACCGTCGCGCTCTACGTAATGGAGGGGGTGATCTAGGTGCCCGCCAGTCACCGTACCGGGCTGTACATCTTCAGCGTCCAGCGTGAGGATTCGATCGCCGTGGGCAAGAACTTCGTGACGATCGAAAACCCCGCCGGATCAGGGAAGATCCTCTCCCTGGGCGGGTTGTTCGTGTCGTTCTTCGCGACCGTCGCCGGACCGTCCTACCCCCTTCGAGGCCTGCGCTGCGCAGGACCGTCGGGCGGCACTCTCCGGGCAGCCTCGGCTGTCTGCAAGTTCGACACCGCCCTTCCCGACTCGGTCGCCTTGATCCGTACGGACAACCCGTCCGTCGCGAGTACCGACGGGGCGTTCTTCAATAGCCCGGCGCCCACGGTCAAGGACACGATCGGCGGCGTTCACGAGATCGACGCGCCGTCCGGCTTCAACCCATTCCTGATCCGCCCCGGCGAGGCCGTTCTCGTGCGGCAGGACATCGGTGCGGTCGGCGTGCTGTGGAACATTTCGATCCTCTGGAAGGAGGTCAGTCCCTGATGGCGAGCACCGACGCGGTGAAGTCTCTGGACGCAAGGGCCTCGGGTAATGGCGTGACTGTCGATTTCGCCACTGCGAAGCGGAATGTGACGATGGTATTCGCCAACACCGGCCTGATTACGGGCGGCGTTGTCGGTGTGGAGGCTTCCCAGGACGGCCTGACCTGGGTGCCCATGGCGTCGCTGGTTGTTGATCAGTCGCGGGTTCGGAGCTATGACAACACGGTCGGGGCGTACCGGTATTGGCGCGCCGTAGTCGTGGATGCCGTCAAGGGCGGCGGTACCGTCACGGCTACCTTTATGGAGGCGGGATGACCACCCCCTATGCCCCTTGTCGCCCCCCGCAGGAGGGGTACTCTGAACTACCACAAATGGCGCATGAGGGCGGGAATATGAGCGGTGACCGGATCGGCGAAATCCTGAGCGAGCTCAGGGAGATGCGCCAGGAGGGGCAGGACACCCGGGAGAAGGTGATCACCTTGATCGAGCAGGCCAAGGGCATCGTCGATCACGAGGACCGCCTGCGCTCCCTGGAGCGATGGAAGTACGGGCTGCCCGTTACGGGCCTGGTAGCGATCGGTTCGATGGCGTTGTCGGCGTGGGCGAAGACGGGTGGTTCGTGACATGTCCTGGGAGCAATGGCTGTCAGTCATCGAGGAGGCGAAGGACCTACAGACTCAAGAGCTGTCGGCGCCGCCGGTGTGCTGCCCGAACGACGCAACACCTTTGATTCAGGGACCCGACGGCCAGCTCTGGTGTCCGTTCGACGGGTGGCCCAACCCCTGAGCCTGGTATCCTGCGATCAACCACAACTTCACAAACATCCACATGACCGGGGGTTCGATTCCCCCATGTTCCCGGGAAGCAGGGGCAGGCAGTGGCAGGGATCTGGTACACATCCCGGGAGGACGTCGCGTCCGCCCTGGATATCAAAGAGGTCGCCCATAACAGCGTTCAGCTGGACCGGGCGATCGGGAGCGCTTCGCGTTCCATCGAGGGGCGCCTGAAGCGAACCCTCTACCCTGTCACAGCCACTCGGTACTTCGACTGGCCGAACCGTTCGTACTCTCGGGCCTGGCGCCTGTGGCTGGACGAGAACGAGCTGATCTCCGTCTCCTCCCTCATCTCCGGCGGAACGGCGCTGGCGCCCGGTGACTACTTCCTGGAGCCGGTGAACTCCGGCCCCCCGTACCGGTACATCGAGACGAACCAGAACAGCTCCGGGGCTTTCCAGTCGGGCGGCACCGGTCAGCGGGCGATCGCGATTACCGGGGTGTTCGGGTACTCCGACGAGCAGGACCCGGCGGGCGCCCTTGCCGAAGCCCTGGACGCCTCCGAGACGGCCGTAGACGTCACCGACGCCTCCCTGATAGGGGTGGGGGATCTGCTCCTCGTAGACGGCGAGCGGATGGCTGTCACGGCGCGTTCCGCCCTGGACACCACCAACGACATCCTGACGGACCTGACCGCGGTCAAGAACAACGTAACGGTGAGCATCACCCCGGGGGCCGCCTTCGCTGTCGGCGAGATCATCATCGTCGACGCCGAGCGCATGAAAATCATCGACCGCACCACGAGTACCCTCACCGTCCTGCGCGCCTACGACGGAACCGTCCTTCAGGCGCACACCACCGGCGCGGGGATCTTCGCCCTGCGCACCCTGACCGTTGAGCGGGGGGCTGTCGGCACGACCGCGGCCACTCACCTCACCGCGGCGCCGGTCACAAAGTGGGTCGTCCCCGAGGGCATCCGCGCGCTGGCCACCGCCGAGGCGCTGAACATCATCGAGCAGGAGACGGCAGGCTATGGCCGCCGCGTCTTCTCCGATGAGGCCGAGCGTGACTCCGCGGGCGCCGAGAACAGTGCCGGTATGGGCCTGCCCGACCTCCGCGCCCAGATGAAGACGCGCTACGGGCGCAAGTACAGGAAGAGGGCCGTCTGATGGCTGGCCTGAACATCCAGGACCTGATCGACCGCCTGGCGTCGCACGCCATGACCACCGGCCACTTCGACCGGGTCAATACCCACGAGCCGAAGAACAAGCCCGGCCGTGGCCTGACCTGCGCGGTCTGGGTGAATCACCTGGGCCCCGCGGCGGGAATGTCCGGCCTGAGCAGGACGTCGGTCCGGGCGACGTTCAACGTCCGCCTGTACTCGAACATGCTGTCCGAACCCCAGGACATGATCGATCCCAGTCTGGTTCTGGCTGTCGATGACTTGTTGGAGGCGTACTCCGGTGACTTCACCCTGGGCGACACCATCAAGCAGGTCGACCTGCTGGGCGCCACCCAGGGACAGCCGCTGTCCTGCGAGGCCGGTTATATCAGCATGGACACCTTCACCTACCGGGTTATGACGATCACTCTCCCGGCCGTCCTCAATGACGTGTGGCTTCAGTCGCCGTGACCACCGAAAGGAAGATCATCAATGGCTAA